TCTACGAATAGAAGACATACATCTCCTCCATCATTGTGTCGTTAAAAGACTAGAGATGTGGGAGGGTTCTCCTGCTAGACATCCTTCTGAGCAGGAGCATTTATGGTATCTACGAGATTCTTTATATCGTATGGTATTAGAATATAAGTTTGAAAATATGTGATATACTTATTATATTGTAGCCTACTGTTACACTATTTTGGTATACATAATATTATAATAATAAAAATTACAGACATTACATGGCTTCCGAAAAACAATTTTCTGATTTGTCTATGAGTCGGGAAGAGTGTCCTAAGTGTGGTGCTACATGGATTAATGGACAACATAGATGGTCTGGTACTGGACAACTAGGAAACGAAAAAGATCTTGCTGGTCTTGTATGCAATAAACTAGGCGATAACAATTGTATCAATCCCCAGAAAGGTGTAGAAGGTGGTGACAATTGGGAGAAGCGTATGGAAGACCTGGAGGGGTTTGCCGAGAAGTATAAGAACGGCGAAGAGAAGTGGTGGAATAAATAGTTACATATGAATAGTATGTAATGGGTGCTGGAGACAATATCTATCTTGGTAATCCGCTTCTAAAGAAAGCAAACGTACAGCATGATTTTACCAAGAATCAAATTGAAGAGTATCTAAAGTGTAAAGAAGATCCTGTATATTTTACTCGTAATTACGTGAAGATCGTTTCACTTGACGAAGGTCTAGTACCTTTTAAGATGTGGGACTTTCAAGAAGAGTTAATCCAAAAATTTCATAACAGCAGATTTAATATTGCTAAACTACCTAGGCAGACTGGCAAGTCTACTACAGTGGTTTCTTATTTGCTGCATTATATTCTATTCAATGACAACGTTAATATTGGTATTCTAGCAAACAAAGCATCTACTGCTAGAGACCTTTTGGCAAGATTAGCTACAGCATATGAGAACCTACCTAAATGGATTCAACAGGGCGTGGTAGTATGGAACAAAGGAAACATCGAGTTAGAAAATGGCAGTAAAATATTGGCAGCTTCTACATCTGCATCTGCTGTCCGAGGCATGTCGTTTAACATCATCTTTCTCGACGAGTTCGCTTTCGTCCCGAATCACATTGCTGACTCGTTCTTTGCCTCTGTTTATCCTACTATCACTTCTGGTAAATCAACGAAAGTCATAATTATTTCTACGCCGTATGGCATGAACCACTTCTATAAGTTATGGCAAGATGCTGTAAGTGGGAGAAATGGATATACTTATCACGAAGTACACTGGTCCCAGGTTCCTGGTAGGGATGCTGACTGGAAAGAACAAACAATTAAGAACACCTCCCAACGTCAGTTCACACAAGAGTTTGAATGTGAATTTCTGGGATCTGTTGATACACTAATCTCTGCCACTAAGCTTAAGACATTAGTATTTGAAGAACCAATTACTAGAAGTAAAGGATTGGATGTATATGAAAATCCAAAAGAAAATAACGAATACTTAATGACAGTTGACGTTAGTCGTGGCATCGGTGGCGACTATTCTGCTTTCATTGTATATGACATCACTACTGTTCCATATCGTATTGTAGCAAAATATAGAAACAACGAAATTAAACCGATGCTATTTCCTAGTGTCATTAATGATGTTGCTAGGGGATATAACAATGCTTGGGCAATGATTGAAGTTAATGATATTGGAGATCAAGTAGCATCTATTTTAAACTTTGATCTAGAATATCCCAACGTTCTTATGTGTGCCATGAGAGGACGTGCTGGTCAAATTGTTGGACAAGGATTTTCTGGTAACAAAACACAACTTGGTGTTAAGATGAGTGTTACTGTTAAGAAGATTGGTTGCGCCAACCTCAAACAGATCATCGAGGATGACAAACTTATCTTCAATGACTATGACATTATTAATGAACTAACTACATTTATTCAGAAAAAACAATCGTTTGAAGCAGACGATGGATTTCATGATGACCTTGTAATGTGTATGGTTATCTTTGCCTGGTTGGTACAGCAAGATTACTTTAAGGAAATGACTGATAATGATATTCGTCAACGTATTTACGATGAACAAAAAAATCAGATTGAACAAGATATGTCTCCTTTCGGTTTTATTACTACTGGTCTAGAAGGTGACGAAGGTTTTGTGACTGATGGGACTGTATGGTACGGAGATACTCAAGAAGAAGTAGGATATATGTGGGACTATAGATAATGGATTTAAGCGATCAGTTTTCTCTAGAACATTTAATCTTTAAGGAGAGAATTTGTAGAACTTGTGGAAAAAAGAAAGATTTGTTGGATGATTTTTACTTAATCAGAAAAAACAAAAGACCTCTCCCATCAGCATATTCATATGAATGTAAAAATTGTACGATTAAAAGGGTTACTAGATCTAGAAAAATGACCCACAATCCAGTTCCTGGAATAAAAGATATATATCCAGACTGGTAGGTTGTTCATGTATTGTTTCCCCAGTCAAATAGTCCAAAATAATAAATAATTTCAGATTAAAATTCTGGATACCTACTAAGGAGAATAACATGGCAAGTCTTATCTCGCCTGGTATTATTATCAAAGAACGTGATCTCACTACAGCTGTCGTAACAAACACCAGTGCTTCCACTGCCGCGTTTGCTTCGACTTTTGCTAGAGGTCCTGTTGGAGAGATTGTAACTATCAGCTCACAAAAACAATTGTTGGATGTATTTGGAGCACCCAAATCGGCAAACGCCGAAGATTATTTCGTTGCTTCTGAATTCCTAAACTACGGCGGCAGACTCGCTGTTGTTCGTGCCGAGACTGGCACCAATACTGCTAATACTGGATCTAATGCTTCCCTCAATGTAAAAAATGAGGCAGATTGGGATGGTGGTTTAGGTAGTGGAGAAGACTTCATTGCTAAAACACCTGGAGCATGGGGAAATGCTCTTAAGGTTATTGTTGTTGACCGTGGTCCCGATCAAGTTCTAACACTCGGATCAGGTCTAGATGCTTCTTTAGTTGCTGGTGGAACAGTTTCATTCAACACTGCTGGTGGTTCTAAAACTGCTACTGTGATGGCATGGGATGCTGGCACATCAAAACTAACTGTTGCTCTCACAGATCCTTCATATCTAATCAGCACTTCTGACACATTAGAAGATGGTGACGATGTAGGAACTTTCACCCATAATGGCGTTACCGAAGCAGGTAGAACTCCTGGTACTTACACCCCTGCTGCTGATGCTGGTGGTGCTACATTCCAAGTTGTAGTTGCTGATGCTGGATCTGGTGTTGGTGGTGCTGTATCGGTATCCCTCTTATCTGGTGGAGACGGTTATGCCGTTGGCAATACTATCACTCTTGCTGGTGCTGCCACTGGTAATGGTTCTGATATTGTTGTATCGGTTGCTACGTTAGATGCTGACGTTGCTATTACTTCTGCTACTGATTGGTATGCTTATGCTACTGTATCTGGTGTAAAACTTTCCCAGATCGGTCCTCGTCCTGGAACTTCTGCTTATGCTACAGCTAGAGGTCTCAAGTATGATGAAGTTCATGTTGCTATTGTTGACTCTACTGGCGACATCAGTGGAACTGCTGGAACTGTCATTGAGCGTTTGACTTATCTTTCTAAACTGTCTGACGGTAAAGGATCTGAAGGCACCTCTGCTTTCTATAAGTCTGCTATCAACGAAGGTTCTGAGTATGTCTTTACTGGAGCAACCTTAACAGGTACTGGTGTTGGAGAAGCATGGGGTCAAGAATCTACTGCTCTAACAAGTGGAGATAAGTTCCAACTAGCAGGTGCCAGTTCTTACAGCTTCACTAACGGTGATGACGACTACGATTACACTCCTGGCGAAGTTGATGCTGCTTACGAAATTTTTAGCGAAGACGAAGAATTTCAAGTAGATTTTGTTCTTATGGGTGGTTCAATGTCAACTGAGACAGACACTCTGCTTAAAGCAGGTTCTGTAATGGCAGTTGCTCAAAATAGAAAAGATTGTATTGCTTTCGTTTCTCCTTATAGAGGAAATCAAGTTGGTTCTTCTGGTGCTCTTACTAAGAACGCTCAAAAAACTAACACCCTTAATTACTTCAACAATTTAGCATCTACCTCATACGCTGTATTCGACAGTGGTATCAAGTACATGTATGACCGTTTCAACGATGTCTATCGTTGGATCCCATGTAATGGCGATATTGCTGGTCTTTGTGTTTCTACTTCGTCACTATTAGCTGACTGGTATTCCCCCGCTGGTACTAACCGTGGTGGATTAAGAAATGCTGTTAAGATCGCTTACAACCCAAACCAAGCAGATAGAGACGAACTATATCAATCAAGAATCAATCCTATTGTTTCTATGACTGGTGCTGGTGTCATTCTCTTTGGAGACAAGACTGCTCTTGCTTCACCGTCTGCTTTCGACAGAATTAATGTTCGCCGTCTCTTCCTTGCTATTCAAAGACAAGCAGAAACTCTTGCTAAAGGAGTACTGTTTGAGCAGAATGATTCGACAACTAGAGTATCTTTTGCTTCTGCTTTGAATTCATTCATGGCCGAGATTCAGTCTGGAAGAGGAGTTACCGACTTCCTCGTAGTTTGTGATGAAACGAATAACACTTCGTCTGTGGTTGATCGTAACGAATTTGTTGCTGAGATTTACGTCAAGCCAACACGTTCTATCAACTATGTTTCGATTACCCTTACGGCAACGAAATCAGGTGTTTCCTTCAGTGAAGTTATCGGTGCTTGATAATTAATTCACATACTTATTAGAGGAAAAAACAATGGCAACACGTATCAACAACTTTATTCAAAATATTGGGCAAGGTGTCAAGCCCAATATGTTCTCCATCGACATTCAATGGCCTGCTCAAGGTCTAGTTGGCGGAGTACCTAGTTCTTCTGGCAGTGGAGATTCTGCTGGAAGCGGCGGTCTAGCCGACAAAGATCTAATTAATGTTCTTTGTAAATCAGCAGCACTTCCTGCATCTAATTTGGGTGTAATCGAAGTTCCTTTCCGTGGTAGAACTGTCAAGATCGCTGGTGATCGTACCTTCGATACTTGGACCGCTACCTTCTTTAACGATAAGGACATGAAGATTCGCTCTTACTTTGAAGCATGGTTGGAGTCTATGAATACTCATGAAGGAAACTTTGCTCCCAACTTCATTCCTAACCAAAAAGATGGTTACATGTGTGACGTTAAAGTCAAGCAACTTGAGAAGCACGGCAAAGAAGGTGGTCAGGTATTAAGAGAGTATACTCTCCTACATGCCTTCCCAACTAACGTCTCTCAAATTGATCTTGGTTACGATAGTAACGATCAGATTGAAGAGTTCACAGTTGAGTTCCAATATTCTTACTGGGTAGTCAAGAAGCCTGAAAACTTCACGAACCTTGAAGCTGGTGCTGACAATGGCGACGGAGCAACTAAAGAGGTTAAACTTTGATCTAATAAATAGTTCTATAGGAACATAGATCTATTGAGATGAGTCAACTCTTCGGTTTTATTATTAACAAAGGTGGGGAGGACAAGGGTCAATCTCCTGTCCCCCCCAACCAGAATGACTCTCTAGCGGTTGCCGCTGGGGGTCATTTTGGTACATATGTGGATGTAGATGGTTCACAGGGTCGGAGTGAATATGAATTAATTAAACGTTATCGTGACATGTCACTTCACCCAGAATGTGATAGTGCTATTGATGAAATCGTAAACGAATTCGTAGTCAGTGACGCTCATGATTCTCCTGTTGAAATCGAGTTATCTAATCTCGATGTCAGTAGTGGTGTAAAGAAAAAAATTAGAGAAGAATTTAATCACGTTAAAAAACTTTTAAATTTCGACAAGAATGCTCACCAAATCATCAGGACTTGGTACATCGATGGTCGTACATATTATCATAAGGTTATCGACTTAGATAAACCCAAGCGCGGTATCCTAGAACTTCGTTATATGGATCCCCTTAAGGTACGTAAAGTAAGACAAAAAATTAAATCTCCAGAATCAGCTTCCCAGGCAGCTAAAGGAACTGCCATGGAATATGATTGGGGTGATTACATAGACTATTACATTTACAATCCAAAAGGATTTTCAAATGTTACTGGAATAAATGCTACTTACGATTTTGCTTCTTCGATGGGAATCAAAATTGCTGCTGATTCTATTTCCCAATGTAATTCGGGATTGACTGATCTTAATAAAAAAATGCCTATAAGTTTTTTACATAAGGCAATCAAGTCATTGAATCAATTAAGAATGATTGAAGATAGTCTTGTTATCTACAGACTATCAAGAGCACCCGAACGTAGAATTTTTTACATTGACGTTGGCAATCTTCCCAAGGTAAAAGCGGAACAATATCTCCGTGATGTAATGGCACGTTATCGTAACAAACTAGTTTACGATGCTAGTACTGGCGAGATTCGTGATGACAAAAAGCATATGAGTATGCTTGAGGATTTCTGGTTACCTCGTAGAGAGGGTGGACGTGGTACTGAAATTACTACGTTGCCTGGAGGACAGAACCTTGGAGAACTTAAGGACGTTGAGTATTTTAAAAAGAAACTTTATAACTCTCTCAATCTT